AGTCCCAGATCCGGGCGGACAGCCGGAAACAGGAGAACTTATACAGAGCATCCAGGGGCGTTAACGTCCTCCCGGATAACAGGTACTTTTCGATTCGCTTGTTTTGTGTTTCCATAGTTTTTAAAATAATATTGGATAGTCTTTTTGAATTTCACTTTTTGAATACCCGAATGTTTTTAAATCGTTCTTCCGTTGCTTTGTCATTTCAATTAGCTTGCTGGCCTCTTTATAAAAGTCTTTTTTTATCTCAAAGCCATAAGCCTTTCTGTCTAATTCAATAGCTGCTACAAGGGTGGTCCCGCTCCCCGCTACGGGATCTATTACCACGTCACCGGGATCTGTAAATATTTCGATAAGGTTTTTAAGAAGCGGTACTGATTTTTGAGTTGGATGAAGTCTGGGTGTTGTGGTATCTCTTTCAACATCAAAGCAGTTGAATATCATCTTGCCGTTATTGCGGAACTTTGGCAACTTGTCACGGTACAGAATAAGCCCATATTCACAATTACCAACAACCCTCATATTAGCTTTTAGTACCTGAGCTGAAAAGTTCTTCCGGAAAACAAGATTTATATATCTGTTAAGCCCGTATTCCTTTGCTAACCGGATAAGGCTAAACTGCTGTTCAAACTCACAGAATACTATCATACATGGAGCCTTATTAGGTCCTTTGGGTTCCTTTATCAACATAGTAGAGCAGAAGTGCATGAACTCTTTCGGCCTGAAATCTTTGTCGGTATCAAAGAACTCCTTACCAGCTAAATGACTCTCCCCATTCTTATTATCGCCGCCTATATACCATGAAGGACTTGAACCGTAGGCATTTATCCCAATGTTGTACGGAATATCAGCAATGATTAATTGCGCCTTTGGAATTGCGTAAACTTTAAAGTTTTGGAAGTGGTCGTTGAAAAGCATATCTAAAAATTAAAATGGTAAGTTTTCCTCTCTGATTACTGTTAGTGATTCATTATGATAAAGCGGAATAGTAAACAATGCCCCATTTCTGTCTTTGGCACAGTCAATAAGCATCATCCCACTGGAAGGAATTTCATCCTTGTCGATTACCAGTGACTTGATACCGTAGACGGCCGGACGGAATATAAAACAGACAATATCCGCATCCTGCTCTATTGCTCCAGACTCCCGCAAGTCCGCAAGTCTGGGCCTTTTATCTGCCCTGTTTTCTACTTCCCTGTTAAGCTGTGACAATGCTATGACAGGGATATTAAACTCCTTTGCTATGCCTTTCAGCCCCCTTGATATAGTTGCTACTTCCTGCTCCCTGTTGCCGGCCTCTGCTGTCATAAGTTGTAAATAGTCAACTATGACAAGTTCTACCCCGTGCTTCAGTATCATCTTCTTTACCTTGCTCCGCAGTTCCATAAGCGATAGCCCCGGAGTATCATCAATGATGATAGGAAGTCCGGCTATGTCATTGCTCTTTAGTGCAACTTCCTCTAAGTTTATTATCTCTGCATTTCTTATCTGAACATTAGAATAACCCGAAACAGATGACAGGAACCTGGCAGCTATTTCACTATCTGACATTTCAAGTGAAAACAACCCGACAGGATGATTAAGCCTTGCCGTGTTAAGTGATAAAGCCAACGCCAATGCTGTCTTACCCATCGACGGCCGGCCGGCAATGATGATAAGATTCCCCGGCTGCCAGCCCCCTGTTTTTCTATCGATAGATGTATAGCCTGAAGGAATGCCTATCAATGACTTTTGCTTAGTGAATATCAGTTCAACATCTTTTAACAGTTCATCAATACAGGCGCTTATCTGTCGTGATTCTTTTGACTGTGTGAAGTCAGATAGTTTGAATAAGGAATTTTCAGCGTGTTCAATAACATCGCTTATGTCTTCCATGTATGCCTTATCTGATATTTCGTAAGAGATACGGATGTATTCACGGAGTAGATATTTTTCTTTTATCAGTAGTGCATACTGTTCCGCTTGCTTATCGGAGAATATCTGTTCGGTAAGTTTTGTTAGATACATGAAGCCCCCGGCATATTCCAGTTGCCCCGTCTTGCGTAACTGTTCCGCTACCGTTATCATGTCACAAGCACCCTTAGAACTTACTTCTATCATCGCAGTAAATATCTTCTTATGCTTGTCGTCGTAGAACATTTCAGGCTTTAGCCGGACGCTGTTGATAGTGTCAGGATAAACAAGACATATCCCTAAGACTGAAGTCTCAAGTTGTAAGTTGTGCGGTGGTATTCTGTCAGGTGTTATCATTTGTCTGGGCCGGATGAAAAGTGTGGAATTATAGGAATAGGATTTTTTTCCAGTTCCCAATCCTTTTTATTCTTTTCCCATGTTCTTATGTGTGCTTGCCAATCAACTATCTTTGTTTTTTTATTGCCATAAACCCATCCTATTGCTGTATTCTTGTCAATAAAATATTGCGGGTCTATCCCGTTATTCCTTTCCTTACAATACCTATCAACCATTTCAAAAGTTGGGGGGACTATATTTCTTTCATTCTTAAGTTCTTTTTCTTCTTTATTATTCTTGTTTGTTGTCGGTTGCTTGTCGGTTGCTTGTCGGTTGCTTGTCGGTTGTTTGTCAGGTTGTTTGTCGGTAGTTATGCCATTGCCCTGATAACTTTCGTAATTACAAATAGTTATTAAGCTATATTTGTTTGTCGTTTGTCTGTCGATTTCTTTAGTTTTTTGCAATCTATCTAAGCAAGTTCTTAAAGAGCGAATACTAATTCCAGTTTTCTCGTTTAGCGTATTTAGCCCGGTTAATATCTGCCCTCTCTTTATTATTATCCCCCTCCATGTCCCTTCTTCGTGATTGGCATTAAGTAAAAGATATATGAACAAATGAACCATCTCGGATATATTAAACCATTCCCAGTCGCTAAATTTTCTGTATAGTTTTATCCACCCCTCCATGTCAAACCCTCCTGAATAAAGTAAGCCCCCACCGGAAAGTAAAAAAGCACTCAAACCCCGAAGCGACTCGTACAGTTCTTGTGCTTATTTTACCCCAGTGAGGGCAATATGTCAAATAAAAAGTTACTTTATTCATCTCGCTTCGGTTAAAGTACGACACAAATATAACTATTATCTATTACAATAGAACTATCTATATGTATTATTTTCAACAAAAATTAAAAAGTTTTCAAATATTCAATTCCTTCGTCTAAGCTTTCAAAGACAACATCTACATATCCTTTTCAACTGGACTTCAGTCAATGCACCTTTGTCTGCCTGATGACAAAGAATCCGGATATATTTACCTACTTCATCATCTGTCATAAACTCAGTGCCGACTAAGAAGTCCTGAAAGTAAAATAGAACGGCGGGGTCTTTCATAATAAGCCAATTTTTTTCCAAAATTTATTTATAGCCTCAATTCCATCTACCTTTTTATCTCGATAATCAAGAAATCCCAAGTCTATGTAAATGCCCTGATTTTCTATTTCATAAAAATGGAAAGGCTGTTTTCCGTCTGTACTAATAACAAAGAAGTATCTTGCACCTATTTGCTGCGATAACTTTAATTGTGCAAACGTTGCAGTTCCTATATGACATTCAAGCATTTCTCTGACCTTTGGCGTGTCTCTATTTTTAATTTCGAATAATGCCTTAAATTCAACGGTACATTTATTAAAATCAGTTCTATACTCTATAAATGCAATTTCCTGTCTTTTTAGCTCAAGGAATATTTCAGCCTTTGCACTCATTCTGTCAATGTCAAACATTCCACATTCTCTCGGTAATTCTCTATGAATTAAACCAAATTCAGACCCCTCCCCATCAAAGCGAGGTTTCACTCCATTCTCCGGGACATATTGATTCATTGAATTTTCCATATTATTAATTCTCTTGAAATTACAAGCAACATTTTATTTTCTTTTGCGTATTCAACCTGCTGTGGAGTACACTGTTGTGTTGAGTAAGGACAAGAAACCCTATTAACAAGCTTTAGTCTTTTATCAGCCAATTTTACCATGTCAAAAACATGGTCTGTAAACTCCTTGTTGTCAGATTTCCATTGTGTTGGCTGAATCAAAAGCGCAATATGGCTGCCTGAACTTAATTTTCCGGCTATCCTATTTACGACTGATGATAGTGCCTGGTTAAACTCCGCAAGTGGCATATTGGCTAAATCTTCAGCATCTGTTGAATATTGATTTTGTACCTGTTTCCAATATGGCGGGTCTAAGTAAACGAGACGAACATCTTTCCATCTGTTGTTAAAGTCAGGTAATTCAGCTACTATATCAAGTTTTCTTATTTCGTTTTCCCTTTCAATTATCGGTTTTCTATCAGAAACCCAATATCTGCGAAGTCTTTTTTTACATATATCAATAGTGCTTCCGCCTCCGCCAAACGGGTCTAAGACAATATCAAAAGGTACGGTATATAGATAAAGTAGGTTTTCAACTATGCGAACTTCAGAATTTCCAGGATGACTAATATTATTAGTCTTTTTTGCAAAAGTCCAAACGTTATAAATCGGTGGTTCAAACTCGCTGTCCTGAAAGTTTGCAAGATTCTTGTTCACTTTTTCCAGTGTTGCAAATTCTGAACAAGTTTCACTGATTTTTGCCATACTTAATTTCACCGCATCAGCAATTTCCTGCATGGTATAACCGGCCAGATACATGGAGAAGATTTTAGACTTACGTTCCTCTCTTAACTGCTTATCTATATCGGTCAGGTAGCTGGTAACTGTTGAATTTGAGATTGACAGTATCTTACAAATTTCAGCCTTATCTTTTCCGGTTCCGACATTATATAATCGCACTGCCATTTTCTTTTTATCTTCAGCAGTCAATTGCATTCCGTGTTTTGAATTTTTTTCAATAGATAAAGCCAGTAAATCATTATCACTGGAGGTTTGAATAACAATAGCTTCAATCAAATC